GCGGCGCGTAGAACTGAGCGACGCCACTGGATCAATCACGCTGGTAACCGCTCCACGGCCCGTCCAGGGCGTGATGCGTTCGCCGTCTATGTCGCAGTACATATCCATCTGCCCGGCGAAGAAGCGGCACTCCCCGAGCGGTACAACGCGGGTCAGGCCGCTGTTCGAGACGAGGACGACGCGGGCGGTCTTGCTCACTGGCTTGGCGTTTCCGGTGTTCTGCCAGTAGATCCCGTCTGGCTCCGGCTCTTGGGGCGCAGGTGGTCGCCATGAGCCCACCGGGGCCATGACGTAGCCGCCCACGCGCCATGTCATCGACATGACCGGCCCTTCTGGTTTGGTGTACACGGCGGTAGCGGCGCGGGAGGTGCGCGACGGTGCGGGCTGGGGTTCAGGCGTTGCCACGGGTGCCGGCTCGGATGGTTTGGGTACGACCGGCGTGCTGAAGAACGAGCGCACGCCCATGACACCGAAGACACCGCACACGGTGACGATGCCGATCAGCCCCCAGAGGCCCCAGGAGCGCAGCAGCGAGGCGCGCCCATCGGCTTTCGATTCATCACCCACATCGCCCGTGGCCGATTGCGTGGCCGACTTGTAGTAGCACCACACGGTGGGCTTGAAGGTCCCAGCGGTCTGCCGCAATAGAGCGGTTTTCGGTGGCCGCTGGCCCTTGGCAGCACCCCGGTAGATATCGACCCGGTAGTACTTCTTGGACTTCTTGACGATGCGGTAGGTGGTTTCGACCAGAAGGGTGACCCAGGTCGCGATCTGCTCCAGATCCTGGGTGACCAGCACCACGCGCATGGACTGGCCCTGTTCATCGACCCGGTGGCGGTGCTCGGCGAGTAAGGCTTTGTCTTCGAGTGCCGCCGCGTTGGTCTTCTGCCCCTTCGGCCAGCGCCGCCAGAGTTCGTCGAGGACCAGCACGCAGCCGTTGGGGGCCAGCTCGGAAAGATCGCGGCGCTCGAACCAGTCCGCCGGTAGCTGGGCGATGGTGCCGCCGAACTCGGCCAGCAAGGCATCGACCTCGAGCGGGATGTTCGTCACCACATGCCGGCCCTGTTTCAGGCTGGGGATAATGACGTGTTCAACGACCCCGTAGGTTTTGCCATGGCCGGGCATGCCGGTGTATGCGTCGATGGCCATAGGTCACCCAATGATCGGCAGACGGCGGATGACGAAGCGGATCAGGTAGGCCAGCAGCACCGTGGTGACGCCGAAGTCGAGCCGGAACATGGAGGCGAAGAACTGCACCTCGGACGGGATCGACTGCATCGCATTGCCGGCCTGGTAGAAGAAGTCCGGCACCGGAATGGCGTTGAAGAACGAGACGATGCCTTCGGACAGTTGGTAGAAGATCCACTGCGGCAGGGTTTCGATGAAGTCGATGACCGAGTCGAAGGCATCCTGCAGCCATTGCAGCAGTTTGCCGGGGAAGGCCCACACCCAATCAATGAAACGACCTAGCTTCTCAAGCATGGCGGCACCTCACGAGGACAGGACGATACGAACGCCCAGCAGGCACCAGACGGCCAGCATGAGCGCGGAGAAGATTCCGGAGATCTCGCCCCACAGGGCGCAATGACCATCGAAGGTGATCGGCTTGCCGAACAGGGTCACCGTTCCAGACGGGCAGGCACCGGAGCCGGACGGAAAGGAAATGGCGCCGACCGCGCTGCCAAGGGGCGAGTTACGAATGCCGTCGAAGACGCGGGACAGGGATTCGTCGAAGCCCGGCACCTTGTCGGCGCCTTCGAAGTAGGTCGGTGCGACGAACGAGCAGTCACCGCCATCGCAGAAACCGGGGCCGGAGCCTTCGCCTTCTTCGTCCTCGCCTTCGCCGTCACCAGTACCGGTGCCACCATCGCCACCGCCCGAGCTGCCGCCGTCACCGTCGCCGCCATCACCGGAGCCGTCGCCATCACCCGAGCCGCCATCGGAACCGCCATCACCAGACCCGCCCCCGCCTGAGCCACCATCACCCGAGCCATCGCCGGGGTCAGTGGGATCGGTTGGGTCCGTTGGGTCGGTTGGATCGGTCGGGTCCGGGTCTGGCGGCGTGTTCGGGGAGCAGAAGGTGCCGTTGTAGGTGTAGCCTTCGGGGCACTTGTCGCCATCCTCGGGCGGCGGTGTGTCGTCCGGGTCCTGGGTATCGCCCTCGGACGGGTTGCCAGGGGTCTGCAGCGTGCTTTCGTTGCACTCGATGCCGTTGCCGGTATAGGCGTAAACGCCGAATACACCGGGCGGGTTGCCGCTGGTGTAGACGTAGACGTTGGAGGCCGGGGTATAGGTGAAGGCGTACTGGCAGCCGTTACCGCAGACAGACCCAGGCGGGTCGATGGTCGGTTGGCCTACAGCGGCCTTCATCAGGTGTTCGTGGCTTACGGTCTGGCCGTTGGTGGCTTCGCATTGGTTTGGCTCTTCTGGCCCAGGTACACAGCCTCCGGTCGTGGCGTCGTAAACCTGGCCGGTAGGGCACGAGTCACCGCCTCGATAGATGATGTAGGTGCTGACGTTGGTGTCCGAGGGTTGGGACGCGTTACGGCATTTGGCTACCGCTTCGTTATCGAACGTCACGACGTGCGTCAGGTGCGTATCGCCAGGGCGCCATGACGGGATACTGAAGGAGCCTTTGTAGAACTGGCAGACAGCATCAGGTGTAGGGAAAGTCTTGGTGTACCCACTTCGAAACCAGTGGTAGTCGACGGCATAAGCGCCTTGGGCGAGCGACAAGAGGACCACAGCGCAGAGCAACAACAGGCGAACGGCTTTCATCCCTACCACCTCGAAAAGATCGCGTAAGCGCAGGCCGATCCGATGCAGAAGAAGGCGAACTCCCAGAGCGCTTGCATGGCTACCTCGCTAAGAGAAAGGCCGGCACTAGGCCGGCCCGGGTTGCTGGTGAGCGTTACGAACGCAGGAAGCCGAGGACGACGCGGGCTCCCTTGATGCCGGCGTATACCGCTGCCAGCAAGGCTGCGACGGCGAGGACGCCGGTTGCGATGGTGGAGAAGTCCACATCGGCGGTGAGGGTGCTGTAGTCCCAGCCGGCGGCGTGGGAGGCAGACGCCGCGATGGCGAAGGGAACGGCCAGGGCCAGATCGCGGGAGATGCGTTTGATGTTTTGCATGGTGGTCACTCCAAATGGGTTTTCAGGCGTGCTTGAGGAAGTCGAGAACGGCCTTACAGCCGATGCCGATCAACAGCACAGTGGTTACGAGGGTGAATCCGATCCCGAACACCTGGGCCAATACCGCGGGGTCCAGCTGGCTGGGGTCGAACTGTTCTGGAAGCTGGACCAAGACCCAGCCTCCGGAACACAGGGGCGCCCCGCCTGCATCGACCGAGACGGTGCCGTCGCAGGTGAGCGCGTAAGTCATTCGCCGGCCTGCTCGAGGTCGGCGGGTTGTTCGGAGGGTTCGCAGTCGGGGCAGACGGCGAAGTGGGGCGGCAGGCTGAGGTCGGGCAGCAGGTCGCTTTGCGGCGCGGGCAGCGCCATGAGCTTGCCCATGTCGTTTCCGCAGCAGTCGCAGTACACCCGGTCATCGATCAGCATGGCCGCCCCTCCCGGTTAGTTGGCCTTGGCCGGTTCCGGCTGGGTGCCGGCTGGCTTGGCGGTTGGGGTCGGTTGTTGGGTGGGCTTGGCGGCCTGGGTGGCGGGCTTCACCGATTCCAGGTGCAGGCAGAGATTGTTGCCCTTCTGTTTGCCGGCTCGGGCAACCTCGAAGTGGATGCGGACAGTTTCCAGCGGTTCGAAGTTGGCGCCCGAGGCGAACACTTCGTCGGCCACTTCCAGGGGAACATCCATGCTGACGATGGACAGGCCGTTTTCGGTCTGGCCGTCCGGCTCATCGCCATAGAAGACTTTGACGATCTTTACTTCGCTGCCGTTTTGGCTGAAGGCGAGTTTCTGAGTGCCGAGAAATGCAACTTCCATAGTCGAACGTGCCATTTGTGTTTCCTCTCTCTAGTTGCGCTTTATTGCGCGGCTTTGCTTTCTGCAGGCCGAGCGATCCCGAACCGGTGAACTCGCAAGTTCGCCGAGGTGATCTGTTACTTGGCCTACTGGTTAAAACGTCGCGTTGTGCGTGTTCTCTAGTTGGTTAACACCAAGGGCTTTGCCCTTGTCATCCCACTCTTGCCGCCGAGGGCTCGGGAGCGCGGGGCGGTGAAGCTGCCCCACACTCACGAGCGAAGGCTGTTTCTGTTCGTGCAGGGTCAAGGGTTCGCTGCGCCCGTGCTTCCGTTCGCCGGATCGGTGAAGCGTGATCCGACGAGCCGGGAGCGCGGCCCTGGACCTGTTCGGCATCTGCGGGGGCGGTTTCGTCTTGAAGTGCTCGGCGCTGGACCAGATGTAAGACCTCGACGATGTGCAGGGCAACGAGGACGACCACATAGGGGCTGTCAGAGATTCTCATGCCATCACCCCACCAGCTCGAACGGTTCGTGAATCGGCACATAGGGCGTTGGCTTGCCCGAGTCGTAGATAACGCTCCGCCACTTCGCGGGGCGGGCGGGTGGCGTGTGCTTCTCGCAGATAAAGGCCGGTTCCACTGTCCACTCCGAGACCAGAGGCTTCCAGGTTCCACCGATGCAGCCCATTTGCAGCGTGCGAATCGGCCGCGCAGAGGCGGGGCGGCATTGGGCGCAGCGTGTGGACGGGGAGGGAGCGGGGTTCGCCACTTCGCGTCCGGACCAGCAGACAGAGCAGTCGCAGTCCGGTGCGTGCAGAGGCTTGCGGCCATACGTCATAGGTCATGCCCTCGCCGTTGGGAGCAGTCACGATGGTCATCATCGGGCGTACCACCCTTCGCGGATAATCTGGAAGCGCTCACGGGCGCTTTCCTGGGCAAGCAGCGAGTCCAGCGGATCGTCAGCGACGATCTCGGAAACCACGGCATCTATATGGCGATGGCATTCGGTGCGCGACTTGCCTTGCGCCAGAACATTCCACTTCACGCACTGGCTCGGGCCGTGCAACGAGGCGATGCGCAGGGTGCAGGGGCGGTTACTCATCGGCGTAATCCCCCTGGCAGAACACCGACTTGCCCCGCTCGATGTCGCGGCGGATGCGGTGCAGGTTGATGACGCGGCGGCGGCCGATCTTCACGGTCGGGAGGGTGTAGGTTTCCACCCAGCCGCGCACCACGTCTTCGGTGATCTGCTCGACGCCCATCATTTCAGCCAGCACGAGCTGCGTGCAGAACGGCGCTTCCCGGAAGCTGACGATCCGTTCGGCTTGGCCTTCGATGGTTAACCCCACTACACCAGACTGTTCCATAGCTTTTGCCCTATAATCATCCGATCGACCACTAAGTAATACTTACTAAGCTGAGTGCATTATGCCTCATGCGTTACTGAGTACAAGCTACTAAGTAGATCATTTTAGAATGATAAAAGAACGGCTTATAAGCCTTTTTGATAGCAAGCGAACAAGTGTCTGGTTCGAGAAAGAAACCGGCATCGACCGGTATCGGTGGGGCAACATTCGCAACGGTAAAGCGCGTCTTTCTGATGCAGAGATCGAAGCTGTCGTGAAGGTCTTTCCCCAGTACGCTTTATGGCTCGTTACCGGCACCACCGCGCCCGAGTGTGGCCAGACAAGCCCCGAGTACGATGAGGCCAACCGAAACTTGACCAATCCAAACGCGGGATAGCGATCACACAGGAAGTAGCTAGGCGCTGGTACGCCCGAAGGATCGGAGGAGGGGACGGATATGGATATTGAACGTGCGCTGCTGAAAGCTGGCGTGACTGTGGCTGCGATGTTTGCCATCTACCAAGGCTCGCAGGGAATGCAGCAGTTCGCCAAGCAGCGTTCCGCTGAGGTGAAAGACAGGCATCGGCCAGAACGGCAAGAACCGTCAACCGATTATCTAGAGTCGCTCCGATTAGTAGAAGCAGAGCGCCGTCGCTCTGACGTGATTGCAACGGGTTCCTCGATATATCCCGATTTGCGGCAAGCGGCAGATCGCAGTCGTGGGGGCGAAAAACAATCTGAGTGAAATGCAATAACTTTACTGTATGCACATTTTAAACTGACTTATTAATATAGAAGCAACGTTGGAAGGGATGCGCGATGGTTGATTTTAAAAAGCGTTTAAAGAATAAGGTTATTGAGCGAAAAACTCATCCTGTAGAAATATATGACTCGCTAGACAGAAGAAGTGAAGCAGGGCCGCTTCGTTCTTCTCAAGTGGAGATACTAAATGAGTGGCACGACTCCCGGCGCAACTCAAAAGACATAATTGTTAAGCTGCATACTGGCGAAGGGAAAACCTTAATTGGTCTTCTCATGCTTCAAGCAAAGCTAAACGAAACGGGAGAGCCGGCTTTATATGTTTGCCCCAATAAATATCTGGCGAAGCAAGTAAGGCTGGAGGCAAAAAAGTTTGGCATTCCCTTTTGTGATTTTGATGCCGATGGTGAGGTTCCTGATGAGTTCCAAACCGGCAAAAGTATCTTGATATGTCACGTCCAAAAACTTTTCAATGGAAAAACAAAATTTGGTCTGAATAATCGATCGATTCAAACAGGCGCTGTAGTTCTTGACGACTCGCACGCATGCATTGACTCAATAAGAAGCTCTTTAACAATTCGCGTTAAGCGGGATCATGATGTGTATGATCGGCTAGTTAATCTTTTTGAGTCGGACTTGAGGGAGCAGGGAGAGGGTAGCTTCCTTGAGATATCTGCTGGTAGATACAATACGATGCTGCCAATACCGTACTGGAGTTGGTTCGATAGAAAGGATGAGGTTCTAGAGCTTTTGCTCGAACATAAGGACGATCAAGCAATAACGTTCGCATGGAGTCTAATCAAAGATAGACTTGAAAATTGCCAAGCCTTTATATCTGGATCTTATTTAGAAATATCTCCCATCCTTCCTCCAATTAATGCCTTTGGCTCATTCTCTCAGGCAGGGCAACGCATTCTCATGTCGGCAACGACCCAAGACGATTCATTTGCGATCAAGGGTTTGGGTTTTGATATTGATGCCATCCAAAACCCGCTGACGAATGAGTCTCTACGGTGGTCGGGGGAGAAAATGATCATTCTCCCATCGCTAATTGACGTTGGATTAGACCGAGACGCCGTCGTAGGATGGCTCGCGCAAGCGAGAAACACCCCATTTGGAATAGTATTTCTCACCCCTGATTTCAGCAGGAAGGCGGCTTATGAACGCCTCGGTGTAACCTTCGCCGATTCTTCAACTATATTCTCCTGTGTCCAAGATTTGAAGTCAGGAAAGTTTGATGCGCCCTTTGCATTTGCGAATAGATATGACGGTGTTGATCTGCCTGACGACGCTTGTCGAATATTAGTGCTAGATTCTAAACCGTATTTTGACTCTCTGCTTGATAGGTATGAAGAAGATTGTCGTACAAATAGCGATATAATTAATATTAAGATTGCGCAAAAAGTTGAGCAGGGGTTAGGAAGAAGCGTTCGAGGCGAGAAAGACTATAGCGTGATCCTGATCGCAGGAGGGGATTTAACTAAGTTTGTTAAATCTAAAGCAACTAATCGCTATTTCTCTGCGCAAACCAAGAAGCAAATTGATATCGGTCTACAAATCGCTGAGTTTTCAAAAGAGGAACTTGCCAATAATCCCAATGCGTATGAGGTCCTTCGGAGCTTGATAGATCAGTCATTGGAAAGGGATGATGGCTGGAAAGAGTTTTACAACGAAGAGATGGATCAGATCGAAGAGGATGGTCAGCGTTCATCACTGTACGATGCTCTGAGGTTAGAGTACCAAGCTGAATCGGCTTTTGTAATTGGGCGTATAGATAAAGCTTGTGAGGTAATGCAAAGGTTGTGCGATAAGTTTAATGAGTCGCCGTCGGAAAAGGCCTGGTACACACAACAATTGGCACGCTATCAGTACTCAAGCAGTAAGATTGAATCAAATCGCACACAGAATTCTGCATTTTCCTTAAATACCCAGTTGTTGAAGCCGAGAACCGGGGCGGTATATAAGAGGATTAGCTATATCAATGAAAGTCGTCTTTCTAGGCTAAAACAATGGCTTGCCCAGTTTAAAAGTTTTGAAGAGGTTCAGCTGGCAGTCACGAGTCTTACGGATAATCTCGCTTTTGGAGTGTCGTCTGAAAAATTTGAGCGCGCTTTCAAGGAGCTAGGTGATGCGCTTGGGTTTGTTACTCAGCGCCCTGATAAAGACATAAAAAAAGGACCAGATGTCCTGTGGTGTATAAATAATAATAGCTATCTAATGATTGAATGCAAAAATGAGGTCGATGAAAGGCGCGACGAAATAACAAAGGGTGAGGCGGGGCAGATGAATAATCATTGTGGTTGGTTTGATGACAACTATGGTGATGCTGACTGTAAAAGGATTCTCGTAATTCCAACGTCTTTTCTATCGTATCATGCTGATTTTACACATGATGTTAAAATTATGCGTAATAACTCCCTGAAGCGTTTGCGTGACGCGTTCAAAGCTTTTATTTCTGAGCTGAAGGCTTATGAAGTCACGAATATTAGTGACTCGAAGTTGCAAGAGCTTATTGCGTATCACGGACTTTCCGAGCATCACTTGCAAATTAACTATTGCGAAGACTATAGGCGAGCAAAAAAATAATCGGTCTGCTGAGTTGGTGACTACATCGGGCGCGTTTCGTGGACTAGAGCGTATCAGCGAGCAAGCTGCGACTCGGCAAGCCTGATGGTATGGCACTGTATGGTCCAATGAGTACTCGTGCGAGTGATTCATAATGCTGATGTCCCAGGTTCAAGTCCCGGTGTAGCCACCAGACAAAACAAGGGGTTAGCGAAAGCTAGCCCCTTTTTTGTTTGTTCCGGTGATTACACGCAGTCCACGGCTCGCTTTAGCAAAAGAATGCTATGAAGAAAATCGCCTTATGGCTGTTCAGAACTGCAATGGTTCTAGGCGCGCTTGGGTGGACTGCCCTTGCTTTGCTAAGTACGGAATGCCTGTTCTTTCTCGGACCTGAAGACAGCCAGACCGAATGTTTTGCCGTCTCCTTCTATGTCTATCAACTCCTTTTGCTACCGGCGACCGTGTTGTCACTCATTGCTTTCGTGTGGCTGACGAGGCGGCAGCACAATACGGCTTTGCTCTTGATCATCATCCCATTTCTGTTCGTTAAGTTTCACTTGTTCTGATCTAGAGCGGTTAGCTTCTGTTGTGCGAGCGGCGAGAGCCGCAGTGCCGATTCCAGATGATCCGGCAACAGGTGCGCATAGCGCGTGGTCACAGACATGTGTCCCAGGGAACCTGATGCCTCGCCCTCGCTTAGTCGCCTTCCGCTAGACAACCAAAGGCGCCTGGCCAAAGCTAGCCGCCCTTTGTCGTTCCACCTGTTTGCTGTTCCGTTTACCGAGGTAAACCATGCGTGAGCGTTTCGATGAGATTCGTGCCGAGCGGGATGTTCATTCCGTGGAGCCGGTTGTTTACAACCGTGATCCCCATGCCGGGCTGTGGAAGCAGATCGCACTGGGGATTGTGGTGGGTTATCTGGCGTTGGGTCTGATTAGCGCCGTGGGTTGGGCGGTGTTTGCGCGGTTCGCCTTGGGCGGGCTGCAGATAGCGGTGCCTTGAGGTCGGGCGTTTGCCCGGCGCACAGGCCGCAACGGTAGGGATTCCGGTGCATGGCGGGCCGTTGACCGTGCCGTGCGGGCGGCGCAGAATCGCGCCATTTGGCGGGGCGACCCAGCCTGCAGGTTTTCTTTTGTGTAGTAAGGGCGTGCGATGAATACCTTTCTGACGGCGGTCTCGGTGGTCGTTTGTGTGTTGGCGATCAGTGCGGGTGTGATGCTCGATGTTCGGCACAAGCCGAGCGACGAGGCGAAGCGGGTGAGCGGGTGA